GTTGGTGAGTTAATGCAAGGTAGGAATCCTGAGGTTGGTTATTCGGAATTAACTCAGTACCAGTTCTCATGTTCATCAATTCGGATATACGCTTCTTCGCAGTTCGCTGTTCAGATATTCGGGATTCCTTTCAGTTTTCCCATATCCACATTACGGGGGCAAAATATTGGACTCGAACCAATGACCTAAAGATTATCAATCTCTTGCTCTAACCAGCTGAGCTATTTTTGCTGTATTGCCATTTCTTAATGGCGAACGTCTACGATGTTGCGCAACACCTACCTGATTAAGCGCAGGAGAACGCTTTCCTCAGCACACCTCCATCCTTGCACTAACTCACCAACTTATTTACTACGCCTTATAGTCGCTCATTACAGTCTGATCGACTTCGATCTCGCAGGTCCAGTTTGCTTGCTGGATTGCAGAATCTACCAACCGAAGTTGGCGAGAGTGCCAGTCGTACTCAGAAGTAACTTGCGAAGCTGTTAGCTTAGGAACCTGAGCGATAATATCGTCCAGGCTCTCAGTCACTTGTCGTCTCTGTGCTTTTACCTCAAACAGGTTCTTATCCTGTATGTGCCTAAGCATATCGACTTTCCCTTGTAGCTCCTTACGGCGGAGCAACGCCTCTGCTAATTTTACCTTCATATTCCCTCCATTATTTAGGTAAAGTTATTATCTTTGTTTCCATTCAACACAATTAGTTACTTCTTTGCGGCCTCCGCCCACTGGCACCATCATATATCCAATCTTCATATAGGTAGGATATGTATCTTTAACTTTTGTCTCGTATTTAACGCACTGATATCTTGTTGAGCGCCATGATGCAAAACCAACAATAAAAAGCATCGACGCTCCCACCACTATAAGGATTCCTTCTTCGCAAAGCCAGTCCATAAAGCGGTTTATCACTATTCTTTATCTCCGCTTTTTGATTGCCAGTGCTCTACAGCATACCAGCTTTGTGTTCCTCGCTTGATTGAACTAACCGGCCTGCCTTTCTGATACTCTTTAATGAATTGATGGTAGTTTGATTTATCAACAACAACGAAGTGTCTTTTAGTTTCTCCTAGTGTTGGATCCACATTACGAGAACGCTGACTGACTGGTATGATGTAGCTAATAACTTTAGGCCCGTTATACATCCTCCTCCTCCTGCTGATATGGATACATTGGATTGCCCTTGTCCTGCTCAGCGAGCACTTCTTTTCGTTTTTTCTCCATCTCCTCAGTAAGCCTTGGAGTTTCGCACCAATACTTATACTCATCTCCTGGAAGCATTAGAGGCTCTTGGTCAGCTCCAAACGGATTGCGGAATCCTGCGACTAGGACGGACTTTCCATCTCTATCTTGGCCTTTGCGACCTAGTACAATAGCGTAGCGATTGATGTCGTTTGGAATCCAGAGTTGAACGTATCCATCGGGCCATATCTCGTCTTCGTGTTTAAATATTCCGCAGAGCTCTTTCTTTTGCTTTTCAGTTATCCATTTAGCCTTCTCCAACTTAGCCTCCTCCAACTTAGCCTCCTCCAACGCTTCTTGATATGCTGCCCTTGCATCAGCGTCATCTTTAAATAGTTTTAGCCTACCGCCAGACTCTTTCATTAGCTGATCGCGCAATTCTTGTATCCTAGCTTCAGCCTCCTCTAGCGCTGCGTGTGCATGTTCTTGTGCTGCCCTGTAGCCATCATACCAAGCTATATTAATGTCGCTTTTGCTTATCTCTACGCCGTCAAACTTTTCGCCGTAATTGTACGCCATCTCTTCCGGTGTTTTCATTTGCCCCCAACTTTGCCAATACACTTTTTAGCGCATATTCCGCAGAACCTAGTCCAGGGCGTTCTACTCGCTGTGCTTGCACCGCTTGCAGCTCCTCCTCGACTATAGCCTGTGCTGCTTTGTAGCCTTCTTGCCATGTTTTATCTAAATCAACCTCCTCCAATGCTTCTTGATACGCCGCCTTTGCATCAGCATCATTACTTTTGTCTTTAGCATATTGCGCTGCTTTTACTTGCACTGGATGTCCATGGTTAAAACGCTCTCCTTCTTCTGCTAATTGCTCATTTGTTTTATCCATTACCTTTCTCCTTTTTTATTCGCTCAGAATACCATTTAGTATGCCGCTCTATTTCAGCTAGCGTAGCCTCTAAACGGCTATTAAACTCTTTCTTGTAGTGCTCTATGCGCTGCTCTACGCTCATGCTATGCCAATCTTTGTCATTTATAGGGATGTCATATTGAATACCCAACACATGCACGTCTGCCACCATTGGACGAGCTATGCCTAAATAGCTTCTACTGTAAGAAAACATTTCTTCGGATATTTTACTCATCTGTTGCCTCTGCTATTGCTATTGTTTCATCTACTGTCACCGTCTTGGTATCAGCATTAAAATAAGACGTTTTGTAAATCATAACGCCATGACTAAAAGAGAACGACACATAGCCAGTGCTATCCATAGCGTAAAGCGTGTCATTACAGGCAATGCTCACTTTGTATTGTTTGCATAATTCCGATAGGTTTTTAAAAAATTGCAAATGTTCGTTTTGTATAATCTTACTCATCGCCTACTCCCCAAACCTAAGCATTGTTATTAGTTCGTCCCTGCTAATCTCAGCGCCATTCCAATAGGTTTTACCATCTTCTGGTGAGGTGTTCTCAAACTGAAGGAAGTGGAGGCCGCAGAACGTAGGATCGTCCTTGCAGGCGTTTTTCATCCTATCGAATAGCATCTTTTGAGAGTATGACAGCGGTGACATGAAGCGCTTCTCTTCCAGGAACATCCACTTGTCCCGCTTGAAGTTACACCACATGTAATCGATATTGGTGGCTGCGAAGCCTAGATTGCTTTGAATTTCTGGTTGGACTCTTAACCAAAGCCCGAACTCAGTCGAGTGATTGTCGTTACGTTGCCTAGTCATTCATTTCTCCAAGTTATTGACCTTATAGCAGGTTTAAATGGCCCCTTCTAGACCTATTTAAACCTGCTGATAATTTATTGACTAAAAGGGAATGTCGTCAGAAGCGGCCTTGCTCTTCCTCTGCATTCCTTTCTGAATCCAGTATACCTGCTCGTTTAGCTTCATCAGCTCAGCGATAAGGATGGTCATTAAGGCTGTATTGCCGTCCCCGTTAATCTTAGCAGCGGTGACTGCACTCCTGATTAGGTCGACACAGTCGACGGTCTTCTGGAGGCTTCGCTCTCTCGCGATCTTGTCCCACTCTTCTTTGCTCTTTTTCTCAAATGCCATAACTCATCCTATGGTTTTAATGTTTACGTTTACCTTCGGCAGTATCTCAAGGAGCGACTGTTTAGTCTCCTCCACTTTAACATGTTGGTTTATAGCCTCAAGACGCTGACGAAACTGAGCCCGTATAATCGCCAAGGTGGCGTTATCTGACAGGGCAAGCTCTCTCAGGCCAGCCGCACCACCGATAGCTCGTTGTGCAGCCTCTGGGAGGGCTTTAATTTGATTCTGGGAGTCATACGCTGACCGCTTTCCGGCTTGCAGCACCAAATCCCATAAAGTTGACCAGTCCTGGGAGGCTGGTCTGCGATGTTCAAGTATGCGCTGGTTCACTTCTCCGACTGAGGGAGGGAACGCTCTGGCCTCTGACAGAAGGCTAGCGACTGCGAGCTCAGCCTCTTGGTAATTGGCGTGGCCTAAAATCGTGTACCAGACCTTAGCTCTGTTTTCGGTGCAGATAACTTTATCGCCGTATTCACACCACAAGAGGCGCATGATTTGTTTAGTTTGTTCTACATTCATAGTCTTTTTTATCTCCAAGTAAATTATTTTGCTCTTGACCTATTGACAACCTCCCCCTTTCCCCCTTAAGAATCCCCCTATCCCCCTCTCATTCACTCATTCTTATTAATCATATATTCATTCAATCTAATCATTAGTTAATTAATTAGATCTATATATCCTTAATTAATTAGATCTATATATACACAATAAAGAACAGATTGAACGGCTACTGTAAACAGGTTGATTGAGGAAAACAAGTCTGGTACGGTGAAAAGGATCAAACGAAAGTCATTCATTCGTGTCGATCTCCAAGTTAGGCCCAGGTAAGTTACGAAAGTAACCTATCTGGGCTTTTTTAATGGATATTATCTCCCTCTACATACTCATAACCAGCACTTTGCAGTGCCAGAGAGTGGTCCCAAGTACCTTCTAGCTTCACTAGAGAGTCCCCCCAACCTTGAATCTCGCCATGTTTATTGGCTGGAAACACTAAAGTCTCAGGTCCAAGGATTAAATTTATCGCAGAAACGATGACGTATTCGTGTCCGTCGAGAGGTTCGCTCAATCGGTAGAGGTGAGCCTCTCCAACAAAGCCAACATTGTCTAATTTAAATGCTATCTTCATAAGTTATCCACAGGTTATCCACAACTTATCCACAGGTTATCCACAGGTTATCCACAGGGCTAATCTTCGTAATAAGTCCAGTTTTGGAGTGCTTCCTCGACTGCTTTTGTTAATGTTTTATTCTCTTTCTTAGCGGTTGCTTTAAAGTCGGCGAGCACTTTTTTATCGACATAGGTACACCATCTGGTATGCCCTATCTTAGGAGCGTCTCGCCGCTTCTGATCCCGCCACTTAGCTACTTCTTTGCTGTCTTTGTCCACGGAATCTCATCCTCCTCAAATGTTACTTCTTCTTTTGCTGGCTCTTCTACTGCAGGAACAGCCTCAACCGACACAAACTCTGCCTTTGGTGGAGCAAAGTTAGCTGGCATCTCCTCCTGCGTATAAAGCCCATTAAGCTCCTGAGCGAATGCTTTTCTCAAAGCTATACTCTCAGCCACTTTCTTAATCATAATGCGAGGTTTGTTCTTCCAGAGGCCCATACCGCTATTGTAGTCAGCTAGCATAGCTTCACCTTCCATCGGAAACTTCCTATCCTTACGGTAGACACGACACCAAGCACCGATAAAGTTGTCGCCAGCTACTGACTTAATCCAGTTACCTTCGAGGTCTATCATACCGCACTCAGCACCATCGAAGGCTGGATGGTTGTTAGCTATTGTCCAGTAGCCGTTGATACCAGTCATAAGCTGGAGTCTATCTCCAACCTTGATAAACCAGATTTCCTTCTTAAAGGGATTTAGCTTGGTGCTCTTACAATACTCAATGAACAGGGCAAATTCTGCGTCTGTTGCGCCACGAGCTACTGTATGTTTGAGGACTTTAAGGACATGAGCATCCTTATAATCAATTATCATTAAGTCATTCATATTATTCTCCATAGTTTGGCTTTATTGCCGATTTAAAATTTCTGTGTGCAAAATCTTGGTATTTTATTTCACCTCGAGATTGTCATTTAGTTTGGAATTTCAAATTTCAAAATTCCGGTAAATAAATTCACCTCAAAAAAGTCATAAAAAGTTTTGGCCTATAGCGCCCCTGGCGAGTAAGGGCTTTGTCTATAAGGATTTTTCGGGCTAGATCTCCCTACCTGCCTAGAAACCTCAGGCAGCCTCGGCCCTTTCTGGATTTCCCAGCGGCCCCGCCTATTTGCCGTTTTCCGGCGTCAGCGTCAGTGTTTTGTGTTTTTGTTTGTCATTCCGTGATCTCCCAAGTTTACGTTTTTTATTTTCTTGAGTGTTTTGTGTCACTCAATAAAAAGACAATATCAGTTTACTGTTAACAGTACAAGCTTTTTTCGTACTTTTTTTTTGGCCCGACCTAAAATAATTTTAGATCGGGCCTCGGTAACTAGCTTTGATCTGTTTTGATCTCAGCTATTAAAGAATCGAATATCGCTTTACCTTTATCTGTATTTGTAAAAGTATTTGCGCCAGTAGATTCTATCAGCCCCACTTGCAAAGCTACCGCTTTGCCCGTGTTAAACTCATCCAAGCTTATCCGGTCCATTAGAGCAGCGTAAACGTGGCCATCTATGCCAAGCCCACTTTGCCCACTTGCTAGCAATGCTGATAGGATTAAATTGATTGTATCTCTGGTCATGTTATGCCCCCATATCGTAATCAATCGAGGTTTCATGGCGTAGATCCATTAGCAACCATTCAGCGGCTATTGTGTAATCCGCCAACGAGTAGTTACGCCTATCCGCTTTTGGGATTCTAACTATTAGCAACGGTACGAGGTCTAAAACCGGCTTAGATGCTAGCGCATTAAGCTCGTTATAAATGCGACCGTTGCATACAAGCCGATCATATAACTCGCGACACCGATCAAAAGTATTAAGATTGCCATCCATTCTATTATCCCCAAGTAAACGCCTAGCATTATTGCCAAGCGACACCAGATACCTAGTGTAGCGATAGCACGGGACCAATAGATCTACCGTGCTATCTATTACACTAATCAGCCAGCCAAGCCGCTACAGCTTTCCCTATAGCCTCTCGATTGTCATAAATTGATCGGGAGTACTCATTGCCAGACCAATCTAAAGAGATTCTCTTGTCAGCTAATCTCGTTACCTTGATCGGGATCTCATAATCAAAATTCGGCAACAAAGCACTAATCAAAACAGATCTCTTATTCAATCCTTGAACTACACTCTTAATTTTTATCATGATTAATTCCCTTATAGACTCACAACAAAATCAGAATCAGCCGGTAAAGCTTTCCTGGTTTTACTTGAGAACGCTCGCTTGTATCTCAAGCCCAAAATCTGGCCGGCTTCGTGCAAGTGTAATAAATCGTGTATGTCACCATCTATTACATTAAACCTGTGGTCAGCTATCGTGTAGTGACTTGGGAGATCTGAACCGGTATCAAACACAATCGACACTAATCCGGCACCGTGTAACATATAGTTTCGAGTAGCAACGGGATCACTTTGTTCGTTAAAACTATACACTAATTTATAGTTAGGTATTTTATGGCTCAAACGTCTAAACGTTTTAGTGTAGTCAAGAAACATGATATTTCGGTGTCTCTCGAATACGTTAGATCCGTCTATCCGTATTGACTCAAAAGGGATATCGCTTAAGCAATTAAGGCGACAAGTCGGCAAAGCCCCAAGGTTTTTAGCTTGCTTGGCTAGCGTAGCTAGATCGATATCAAGTTTGGCAAAGAAAAGCTTGGGATCCTCGAATAGCTCTAGAGTTCTTCTGTTTTGAGCATTCTGACTAGTATCGAATCGATTCCGGCCCGTGTACGCAATGCAAGTCTTGGCGCATCGACCGTGGTCTGGACAAGTATTCTTGATCTCAATATCGAGATTGTGTTTTTTTACCTTCATTGCTGGTTTGAGATTCAAAGCAGCTGAAAGATAGCCGAATTCCCTAGCCTTTAACATCTTGGCTTGATTTACTGTTAATAGATTATACATGTTTATTTTCCCTCAATTTTAGCAATTAAATTAGCGCAACGGATATCAGACTCAGCCCGTATGGTATCCGGCCAGACAACATAAGGCTTGAGATCTCTAATCTTGCTTTCGATCTTGGCTGATACCGGTTTGAGCAAGTGAGCTGTAACAGCGTGGCTGTTTAACTCGATAGCCTGGAATAAGAGATCAGCGTCACGATCCTCTTCAAGGTATACGAATTTACCAGACTTGCTGATGTAGCTGTAAAAGCTAATCTTGCCAGCTAATCCAAGCCGCTTAAGCCAGTAAATATCAACTCTGTACCAACCATGACCGGCGTCACCAAAGTATTTTATTGCTATCTTATTCTTCATTCTTAGATCTCCGTTTTGTAATAGTCAGGTTCAATATCGATATCAGCTAGCGACCACATCAGCTCAGCTTTAAATTGCTTATAGATGTCGCTACGAACTAGCCATAGATCGTTTAGTTCTATTATTTGCCAGCGATTGAATAAGACTTCGAATTCGAGATCTTTACACCAATCCAAGATCGCCTTGTCGGTGTCTTTACTCGAGACTACTGTTCTGTAGTAATCAAGCTCATGTAATTGCTGTTCTGTAACTATCGGCAGTAGATAGTTATAGATTAGATCGGGCCATAAATGGCGAAGTGTCCCGCTAGCAATGTGGTTATAGTGTTCAAATGGTTTTAAGTGTCTTGTCATTTATTAGATCTCCAAAGTTACGGAACTATTCCGTATATATGAGTTTACTGGATTACTGTTAACAGTACAAGTATTAATTGATTAGCTAGTTGGTAACATGATAAGTCTTTCTGTATGACTTTCGTAAAAATGCAAGAAAAGTTCTGGCTAGCTGTTAGGCGACCTTATGAGATTAGTAGGGCCAAGCAATCTTTGTATTGTCAGGTAAGGCGAGCCAAGAAACTCGGTCGGTATGATATGGCGAAGCTAGTCGGTATCAGCTACAGCGCTTGGCGATACCGTGAAAAAATGAAAGAACAATACCGCATCGGTGAGATTGTGGCGCTTAAAGAGATTAGCGGTTTGACTTGGGAGGAGTTCGGCCAGCTGATGATCGATTGCTGTTGAGCCGCCTCAGCCGTGTTTGATTCTCAGAGAATCTTGCGCCTCAAGTACCAGCCAGTGGATCACTTGGTGTCCAGTCGGCGTATTGGTTGGCGACTCGGCGAAGCAAGGCAGACCGGCCAAGCTAAGCTCGTCTTACTAGCTACTATTGATACCGGTAATCAAATGGCCAGAAAGAAAAAAACCTTATCCGCCCCAGACACGATTCGCAAGAATGGTCGGCGAAGCCGTCCTTATAAAATCCTAGAAAAGATAGGTGGGCTCTGCCCACTGGAAAAAATGATATATATAAATATATTTATATATTTATTCCTTTCTGGCTGTTTTGTTGTTTTGTATTAGGTTTTTGGTTTTGGATTTCGTTTTAAAATTGGGGGACTTGTTGGCGAGGGCGGCCCGCCTTTTCCCATATAAAAATCCCATATTTTCAAGGTAAAACTACGTTATGAGTGATGAGATAAAACCTGTTAAGAGTGAGAGATTGGCTGGTGTTGATGTTACTCCTGACACTTGTCGGGATAGGAGTATTGTTGGCCCTGGTTTTAAGCGTAGCCCTGAGCTTGCCAAGCAGATTAGGGGGCTTTCCAATCTTGGAATATCCAAGAATGCGATAGCTAACTTTCTTGGTATTTCGACTCAGAAGATAGAGGAGGATTACGCCAAGGACTTGATTGAGGGCAAGCATGATATGAATGTAAAATTGGCGACTCTGGCTATGCAAGCGGCTGAGGCTGGAGACTCCAAGATGATTCAGTACCTGTGCAAGGTGAAGTTAGGCTGGACGGAAACCTCTACTATTGAGCATGTGGGAGAGGTTAGGGCTGTAGTGTCTGCTAAGCCGTTAACCAAGGACGAGTTTGAGAAGAAGTACATCGCCAGCGAGGACGAAGAGTCAGGAGAAGAGTGAGGTTGTATTTTACCGGTGTCCTGAATGCGGTTATGTTGGTATGTATGTGATAGGTGGGCGTAGAAGCGGGGACTTTGCTACCTGCGGTTCTAGATGGTGCGGCAGAGGTTTTGCTCTTAGGCTTAATAGAGTAAGTGAGGATGAGTACGATTTAACTTGGGGCCGATGGACAAGGTGATTTATTTGGATAACGTGGAGCTGGAGATTAACAGAATGGAAGAGTTGGTGAGGAGATGCCCGTGCTGCGACCATTTATCGATGCTAAAGGTTGGGGGGCATGAGGAGGCTATAGAGTTTGAGCCTGCTTCTGATTATTTTATTTGCCAGAATTATAAGTGTAGCGTTGAGAGGATTTATCCTAATAACGTGGTGATGGTGTCTTCTAGTAAGAAGTGATGAAAAGCTATCAAGAGAAGGTTATTTGGAGTCCTCAGCCAGGCCCGCAAGCCATGCTGATTGACTGTCCTTTGCCTCTTATTGGCTATGGTGGTGCTCGAGGTGGGGGCAAGACAGACGGTGTATTAGGCAAGTTTGCTGTCTTACAGGACATGTACGGCGCTCAGTTTAACGCCATCTTTTTTCGTAAAGAATTACCGCAAGCTGACGACCTTATTGAAAGGGCTAAGCAGATTTATTTACCATTGGAGGCACATTGGCAGGACCAGAAGAAACAATTCACATTCAAGAACGGCGGGAGATTGAGATTCCGACCTTTAGCAAACGAAGACGATGCAGAAAAGGTCCAGGGCCAGAACTTATCCCACGCAGCTATAGAAGAGGCAGGAAACTACGCAGATCCAGCCCCGATATTCAGGATATTGGGAGCTCTCAGAGGTAAGTGTAATCCTCAGCTTATTCTTACATTCAATCCTGGTGGTGTTGGTCATGGTTGGCTAAAGGAGTTGTTTGTAAAGCCTGCTCCAAGGGGCAGGAAGGTGCTGACTAAGGAGCTGCCTAACGGCCAGACTTTTGAGTACATCTACATTCCTAGCCGTATTCAGGACAATCAGATACTTCTGCAGCAGGATCCTAACTACATTAACCGGCTTCACTTGGTTGGTAGTCCTGAGCTGGTTAGGGCGTGGCTAGAGGGAGACTTTGATATTCACGAAGGTAGCTTTTTTCCTGAGTTTGGGGCTAAGCATATTATTCCTCCGTTTACGATTCCTAGCCACTGGCCTAGGTATTTAGGCTATGACTGGGGCTATTTGAGCCCGTTTGCTGCAATTTGGGGCGCTGTAAGCTCTGGCAAGGATGATGCTGGTGACGATGTGCCTTATCCTAAGAATTCTATCGTTGTTTATCGTGAAATGACAGGTAAGGGCATTTCCAACACTGAGCAGGCCGCTAGGATAGCTGCCGCTTCGGTTGGGGAGAATATTATTGCTACTGCCGATCCTAGTATCTTCAATAATCAGGGCGGTCCTACGATTGCGGACCAGTTTCATCAAGTTTTCGCTAAATATAAGTTTCCCCAATTCCGCCATGCTGATAATGATCGCATTACTGGATGGCAACAGATACGGCAGCGCTTGGCGGCTACGCCACCTCTGCTGTATATTACCTCCAGTTGCCAGTACCTGTTAGAAACATTACCGGCACTAGCGATTGACAAGAAGAGAGCTGAGGATGCAAATAGCAAGGGAGATGATCATGCCTGCGATGCCCTCAGGTATCTCTGTAAGGAGCGTCTTGTTGAAAGCACCTGGCACGAACCGCCAAAGGTCTTTAATAAGGGAGTGGTAAGAATACAATCATTTATCGCTCGAATTAGGGCAGAACAGAAACGTGTCAGGCTATGAGTAAAATAAAACCACTAGTAGAAAGATTCTCCTCCAGGTATTGGAAGTCGGAAGTCAGCAGAGCAAAGAAACGCTCTGAGGAGTTCGTTAAAATGGCTGAGGAGTCTATTAAGGTTTTTAATGCTCATAAGAATATTGGCTTTTTAAGTGATAGTGAACGACGACTTAATTGTTGGTGGTATTGTAACAATACTCTCTTACCTGCTTACTATTCCTCTACGCCGAAAGCGGAAGTAAGCCTAAGAAAGAGAACTGGCGGTATTGTTGAGGAGCTCTCCGCTATCGCTCTCGAGCGAAACATTCAGTATGACATGGATACTGAGTTTCCTTTTGACCTTGTTGGCCACACTTTAGCCACGCATTATCTTTTAACTGGTAGAGCCGTATCCTGGGCTCGCTATGAGGCTGAGATTGAGGAAGAAGAGGTTGACCTAGCTCTCATTAAGGGGCCAGATGGTAACCTTACTGACGACAAGGGAGAGCTGTTTAAAGGCGAGATACTCGAGCAGAAGCCTGGCCTTGGCAATATCGTTCTCGTTAAGATTAAGACATCAAAAAAGAGTGATGAGTGCGCTCTTTTAGAGCCTGTTCAGTATGACGACTATCTTTGTTCTGATGCCAGAACGGAGATGGAGGTTACTTGGAGAGCGAGAAGGGCTTACCTTAACCGTGAGGAGGCTAATAAGCTCTTTGGTGAGAGCATAGCACAAGACCTACATTATGACGCTGTCCTGGATAAGGAGAGGCGCTCGTGGAACAAGGAAAACGATGAGTATGATGGCAAGGCAGAGGTTTGGGAGATCTGGTGCAAGGAGTCAGAGTCAGTTTATTGGGGACACTTCGCTTCCGACGACTTTATCTTCTACAAGTCAGAGCCCCCAATCGAATTCGAGGGATTCTTCCCATGTTCGGTTATTACTCAAGGTTCAGATCCTGACAGCGTTATCCCTGTCTCTGACTATGCTCATGTTCGCGACCAAATCCTTGAGGTAGAGCGCCTAACCACTCGTATAGCCGCTGTAACGCTCGCCATTCGTACTAACTTTATATTCGATCCAACACTAGGCTCTCAGGTTACAGAGCTCTTTACGGACGATTTAAAGGGCATACCGGCCACAAACTGGCCATCTTACAAGAGTCGTGGAGGTTTGGCCTCTGCTATTGAGTTTGTGGAGATCGCTCCATACATAAATGCTTTACAAGTTCTACAGACGGCTAGGGAGCAAGCGCTTCAGCAGTTGTACGAAACCTTAAAAGTGTCAGATTTACTTCGTGGCACTTCTGAGCAGTACAAGTCGGCGACAGCCAACAGACTTGAGGCGCAGTGGTCGTCTTTAGGGCTTGTAGTTAGACAAAACATGTTCGCCAAGTTCATGTCAGACGGCATTGATAAGCTTGGTCAGATTATAGCTAGTCAGTTCTCGCCTGAGTACATCGCTGAGGTTGCGGACCTAAACAGGCTAATCGAGAGCGTTCTTCCGCCTCCTCCGCCTCCTCCAGAGGCTCCGCCTTTGCCAGAAGGTATGCCACCTGAGATGGCCCCTCCTCCTCCACCGGCCCCAGATCCGGCTATGTGGATTGCTGAGCAGACGCAGCAGATGACGCAGCAGATTATGGACCTGCTGAAGAACGAGGATAAACGTTGCTACCGTATTCAGATAGCTTCCGACTCGATGGTGGCTATAGACCAGGCTCAAGAGCAGCAGGAAGGCGCTCAGTTAATGAGTAGTGCTGGAGAGTTCTTTAATCAGATGCGCTCTCTCATTGAGCAGTATCCTCCGTTGTTAGGCTTTTCGATTGAGCTATTCCAAAACGTGATTAAACGCTTCAAGGGCGGAAAGGAGGTCGATGGTCTATTCACTAAGGCGCTATCGCAGATTGGAGAGGTTGCTAAGGCTAAAGAAGAAGCAGCGAAGCAGCCACCTCCGCCTGATCCAACCACACTTGAAATGCAAGCAAGAATGCAAATCGCACAGATGGAGTCTCAAGCTCGTATTCAGGCTACTCAGATGCAAATGCAGGACGCTCACGAGAAGAATATGCTTGCTTATCAAGAGCAGCAGGTAAAACTACAGCGTCACCAGCTAGAGTCTCAGCTAATGCTTCAGAAGCAGCAGTTTGAGGAGTACCTAGCGCAGCAAGAGCTAGCCATTAAGCAGCAAGAGGTTCAGGTTAAGGCTAACGCTGTCCAAGTGGATATGCTAAAGATTCAGGCAGCAAGCGAGGGAGAGCAGGCTAAGCAGGCAATCACTCAGGAAGCTAATCGCATGTCTGGTATTCTTGATGTTCAAAAGCTAGAGCTAGAGCAGATGAGAATTCGTCTCTCTGAGAGCGAGAAGCTCATGGAAGAGCGCAGACTCGCTTCAGAGAATCAGCTTGAGCGTATGAGAATACAGATGGAGCAGGCTAGCACTCCACGAGTGATGAGCATGGGCGGTATGACTGGTCGTAAGAAGTCAGGCAAGATAATCACTGATGAGAACGGTAATCCAACAGCGATTGAGATTACTGAGCAGCCAGAGGTGAAGGTTCAGCGTATAACTTTAGATGAAGAAGGCAATCCTTCAGGGATTGAGTTAGAATAATGGCAAATGCACTGTATCCAAAAGCTAAAGAGAAGTTTCTTGATGCTCTAATCGATATGCCGACTGATACTATCAAGATAGCTTTGATAGATACCGGTGTTTACACTTACAGCTCAACTGATGAGTTCTTCTCAGCGGCCTCTTCTGCTGTAATTGGAACCGCTGCAACACTAGCGTCAAAGACAATAACTAACGGCGTGTTTGATGCAGCAGATGTAACTTTTACCTCTGTTACTGGCGCATCCGTAGAAGCTCTTATCATTTACAAGGATACAGGCTCAGCAGCTACATCCCCGCTGATTATGTATCTTGATGTAGCAGCAAGCGGATTACCTGTTACGCCAAATGGTAACAACATTGATGTTCAGTTTAATGCTTCTGGAATCTTTGCACTTTAAAGGAGATTTATGGCCGATAACGTAGGATATACGCCAGGAACAGGGGCAACGATTGCAGCCGATGATATTGCTTCAGTTTTGTACCAGCGAGTTAAAATATCAGAAGGGGCTGACGGTAGTGCTACTGATGTATCCTCTGCTAATCCAATGCCATCTTCAGTGCCAGGCGCAGTATCGGCAACGATACTTAGCTTAACTACAGCAGCAACAGGAACTAACTGGACTGCGTTCGCCTCTACAACGTGTCAATCGTTAGACATTGTAAATACCTCGTCCGTTGCTATTGAGTACCGTAGGGGCGCTACTGGTAACGCTATGACAATTCTTAGCGGTTCTTCGAGGCTTGTAGTTGGAATAACTAACGCCAATCAGATTGATGTTAGGCGAGTAGATACAAGCAATACGCAAATAACTATTCCAGCAGAGGCAATAGTAATATGACAGGGACGCTTACCAGGCTGCCTGGTGGTGGCCAACGTATAATTCGTGAGTATACATCTTCCGCTACTTGGACAAAGCAAGCTGGATTAAAAGCAGTTTATGTTGTTTGCGTAGGCGCAGGTGGTGGCGGTGGAGCTGGAGCTTTAGGAGCCACTTCGACAGTTCGTACAGGTGGGGCTGGCGGTGGTGGTGGCGCAATAGCATCTCGTTATTTACTAACATCAGAAGTTGGCGCAACTGAAACAATTACAGTTGGTGCTGGAGGAACTGGTGGAGTTGGCGGAACTACAATCACTGGCAATTCAGGTGGAGCGGGAACAAGTTCTTCATTTGGAACTTTAGTTGTTGGTCGATTTGGAGCAGGTGGTGGTGGTGGCTCTACTGCCGCTCCTGGCGCAGCAGCAGGTGGTGCGTTAGCAAACTGCACACCTCCGCAATATCCCAGTATTCCTGGTGTAGCTAGTACGGCTGGAGGTAATGCAGGAGGACTTGCGGCATCAGCGGTATCAATGCAATCCGTTGGTGTCGCTGGCGGAGCTGGCGGTGGTGGTATTAGCGGAGCCAATGCAACAGGAGCAGGCGGAGCAGGGGGAAGAGCTTTTAATATAAACGGCACACAATCAGCAGTAAGAGCTGGTGGCGGTGCTGGAACAGGCGCAAATGGAGCTGACGGTTTAAATAATTATGCGCTGCAACTTCTTAATAATTACTTAACTACTTCGCAATTAACTAATGGGATAGGAACTTCTGGCGCAGGAGGAGGAAGCGGGAGCGCTGTTCTTTCTGGAGGAAACGGCGGAGTTGGCGGCAATTACGGGACAGGTGGAGGCGGCGGCGGAGCTGCGGCTACAGGCGCTGCAAGTAGCGGTTCGGGCGGAAATGGAGCTGGTGGATTAGTTGTCGTTGTAGAGGAATATTAACATGCCCCTTTATGCAATTTTTTATCAACAGAAGTGTGTTGCTAAAATTGTTTGGGACGGACTAACTCCTTATTACGCGCCGTTTCTATACGATGAAATCGTCCCTGATCCAGACAATCAAATACCAGTACACAATGGGGATGAGCCAGTCTATCCACCTGGGGGCGAGGGAGAAGGTGAATGAGCTTTTTAACACTCCTACAGACTCAGACCGCTACTCAGACGATAACTCTCAATAGAGTAGAGTCTACTGCTCAAATCTTTTTACCTACAGTCGTTCAAGCCGGTGGTACTCAAACCATTACGCTTAACCGGCTAGAATCGACCGCTCAAATATTTCTACCTACAGTCACACAGGTTGGCGGGGCTCAAACTATAACACTTAATCTGCTTGGCTCTACCTCGCAGATATTTTTACCAACAATCACTTCAGTCTCTAGCGTTGTTGATACCTCTGATATTCTTGTCAGATACAAGCGCAAACGCTCAGAGTCCAGAGAAGAGGAAGAGATTGCTGCGCTTCTATTAAAGTCCAGGCAAAAGCGACCGCAAGTAGAAAAAGCACATCGAGAGCTCCTTAACTGGAAAAAGCTAATCTACAAAGCATTAAATGGTGCTGAGACAGCAGAGGAAGTAGACGCAGTAAGCACATCGTCTATTCCAACAGACTCTCCAGAAGTAGTAGCGGCAATCCTAGCTGAAATAGAAGAGCAGAAAGAGCTTCGCAAGGCTGAGATTAGGCTTAAGATGGAAGAGGCTTCGCTACAAGCAGCGAAACTCGAATATCAAATTGCCACAAAGCTAGAAGAGCAAAAGATAACTGTAGAGTCGATAAAGAAGCTACAAAAGGAAGTTTCTGCTCGTCATGCTATCGCAGTAGAGGCGGCAAGAGAGATGGAGATGCAAGCATTTACGCAACTGCAGGAAGCAGAGCGTAAGGCTGAAGAATTTACACGCAAAAGGAATAACCGTATAAAGCGCCTAAAAGCGCTAATGTGGCTAGCAAAGTTAGACTTATGAAACAGAAATATAAACTATTCCAGTGGTGTCACGTTAAGAAGAAAGTAGTTCCTATCGAGGAAGTACAGCGAGAATATCAGTCCTACGCTCGCGACTTGTTCATTCAAGACGAGATGAATCCAACTCGTAATCCTTTAAATCCAAAAGAGGTATACACGAGCAAGTCAAAGCTAAGAGCTGCCTATAGGTCTGCAGGGGCTATAGAGGTCGGCGACTCTTATGAGAGAGGCTACAATCCTGAGAAGGAGCTGGCTAGGCGAGATGATCGTCTTGTCAAAAACATAATGCAACAAGTGAGGGAGAGGATAAATGGATAACGATAGCAACGTCGATACCGACAACATAGAGATAGATCCAGCAGTAGATAGCATGTCTATTCGTGGTTCTATTGAGCAGGCTTTAAGCAAAGAAACCGGCAACAGCGAGCCAGAATTAGATACAGAGGAGGACTCCGTAGAAGAGGATGCGAGCACTGAAGAGGTACAAGAAGAGCCACAGGACGCTGAGGAAGCCCCTGCGCCGGTCGAGACGCCTACACCAGCAGCGGAAGAGCGTATCCCGCTAGTTCCTCCTGCTGATATGAACGCCATGGAAAAAGAGGCGTTCCTTAATCCTACTCCAGCTAATTCTCATATCCTGCAGCAGTACATGAACCGCAGAGCTTACGAGACTAGGGCTGACTATCAGCGCCGTGTTGAGGAGGTTGAAAACCTAAGAAAGCAGACCTCTAGCATGTACGATAGCATTAAGCAGTACGAGAAAGAGTACGCTAAGGATGGAATTAACATTGGAGACGTAGCCAAGCGATTCATCGAGTGGGACGTTGAGATGCAAAAGAATCCCGTCGAGGTAGCATTAGACTGGCTAGACTCTTACGGACTAACGGTAGACCAGCTAGTAAATGCTAAGCAGGGATACGGCAATCAGCAGATGCCTAATCAGTACCAGGGCTATCAGCCACAGCAGGCTCAGTATCTAACTAGAGAAGAGGCTGAGAGAATAGCTGAGGAGAAGTTACAGGCTTCCATGGCAAGGCAGCAGGAGGAGCAGCGTCAAAAGTCGATTGCATATTATAATGATCGTGCTGTAGAATCATTTAAGGCTAGTCGTGCTTTATTTAGGGATCCCGAAACTGCCTCACAACTTGAAGCAGAGATGGCCCCGATAGTACAGGCTCTAGCTGGAACAGGCAGATATTCTTCTCCAGAACAAATTCTGGAAACTGCCTACAATTATGTTGTGTCCGGTAATCCGACTTTCTCCAGTCTCCATCAAGGATTGACTGCAAAGCCGAAACTGGAACAGCAAGCTGCCGAAGCCAAAAAAGCCAAGGCTGCATCTCGCTCAATCACTGGCTCCGTAGGTACCGGAACTCCCAGAATAGTAACAAAAGACATCAGGGATAACCTACGGCGAAGGCTTGGCGGTGATTAGCTAGTTTGCGCTGGTTATCCCTCAAACTATAAAGGATAACCAAAATGGCAAATATTGAAGAAGCAATAGTGTCCACCTTGTTTGATCAGTCAGATCAGATTGCGGATACTGTTATGCATCACAACATCGTACTTAAGACTCTCGACGATCAGGGCAACGTAAGGCGCTTTACTGGTGGATATGAGCTCCGTAAGCCGGTCATGTATAATGACACTGCTGTAGGAGGTTTCTACTCCGGATACTCGCCTTTCGCTCTTGATTCTATCGATGATTTAACTGCTTTCCGCTTTGCGATTAAGCAGTGCTATGAGCCAGTTTCTATGGACGGACGCACAAAGCGTGCCAACGTAGGACAGGCACAGCTCATCGATTTAGCTGAGCAGAAGATTAAGGCTTCCGTTACTCGCCTAAAGAATACCGTATCAACTTCGCTTCGTGGAGATGGTACTGGTAGCGGTGGAATGGAGTTCGACGGTCTGAAGAAGGCTGTTTCTACTTCTCCATCAGGTGGAACATACGGTCTTATCGACCGCTCCAGCAACTCGTTCGCTCGTAACTTGGCTGTAAACGTAACTCTGTCTGCATCAAACGTGCAGGAGCAGATTACTGACGTTATCAGTCAGCTTACTCGTGGTTCTGAGCAACCAGACCTTGGTATATGTGATAGGACTGCGTGGAAGTATCTACATAGTTCTCTGACAGCTATTCAGCGTATTCAGCTTCCTACAAAGAAGGCTGATGCTGGATTCCGTGCCTTGAGCTATGACGGATGTGATTTCGTATTCGACGGTGGATTTAACTCTTCCGTTCTCGAGACAAACTCCATTCGCTTGTTGAACACGAAATATTGGACATTCGATCTAGTTCGAGGAGCTGACTTCAAGCCTCTCGCACCTCAGATGGCTCGTCCAGTAGATCAGGATGCGTACTTCACGGTTATTATCGTTGAAGGAAACCTCTGCTGTTCAGCTCCTGCACTTCAAGGTGTTATTTACGCTTAATTAGTATAGGAGGATATTATGAGTGGTTCTGGATCATTCGGAGTAAATTTTAAGAAGACTTGGGACGGAGTTACACTTCCTTTACCTGCAAAGCTAAAGGATGTTGGACATTCGCCTGAAGGTTCCTTCGTATTCGTTCAGGCTAACGGCGCTATTGGTCAGTTTGATTGGGTTCATATTGACACAGAGGGCCAGGCTGCTAAGTGCACAACGACTCTCGCTGCTCAAACCAGTCAGGTTGGTGCTGCTCAGGTAGCTGCTGCTGACAACGAGTACCTATGGATCTGGATTGGCGGACCTCAAGGTGGTGGAACAGGTAAAGGTATCAAAGGCAACATCCTCACTGGATACGTTGCTAAGAACACTCTTTACACTACTGCTACTGCAGGCGCTGCTGATGACACTGCTACTACTAAGTTAGTTGGTGTAGTAGGTCTTACAGCTACGACTGGAACTCAGGCCGTAGAGCTTGCGTCGACAGCAATCATCACAACCTAAGTTGTGTAACAGGGGAGGCTCGTACAGCTCCCCTACTTTTTAGGAGATTATATGCCATTAGTTACTGACTTAATGGGCTTGGGGATGCCACCAGAGCAGGCAACGGCGATTTCAAATGAAACGCTATCGTCGGCTCCTTCTCTATCATCTTCAGGCACACTAACGGCTGCTGGCTCTACCATTACTGACGCTCTGGCTCTTACCTCGTTTGTTAACTTGGTAGGAACGGCTGCTGCCAGCACTGGTGTAAAGCTGCCGGTTGATTGTCCTGTTGGACAGGCTGTTTATGTAGCAAACAACGGAGCAAATGCACTTCGTGTATACGCTCAGAGTTCGCAAACAATAAACACAAGCATAGCCGGAGCGACTGGAGTTTCAGTTGCGACGACTCAGGCAGTTCAGTGTATTCGTCAATCGAGCACTAACTGGATTGCTCTGTTACACACTAAGGCAACTTAGTTTTACGGGGGGAGCAATCCCCCCTAATTTTATAGGTGATTTATGCCAGATTTTACACCAAGCAATCCAGGAGCGATGTTTCCAGCTTATAGAGTAGTAGCTGTAACTCCTTCTGATACTACTGATTTAACTGGATGTCGTGCTCTTTGGATAGGAGGGCTTGGAAGTTTAGCCTTGCGCTGCGTAGACAACACAAGCACTGTAAGTCTTACCGTACCAGCGGGAACTCTTTTGCCAGTATTTGCCTCTCGTGTAATGGCTGCTACTACAGCTTCAAACATAGTAGCATTTTATTAGGAGATTTATGGGCGTAGGAGTTGGCTCGTCAGTATCAGTCGGTAGTGCCGTTATAAAGCCTATCGTCGTAGAGGAAGTAATTCCAGAATAATGTTAATGCCTAAATAAGGGAGAAAAATATGGCAGAGATAAATTGGGAACAACTATGGGCTGCACAGAATGGTGCAGGGGGACAACGCAGGCGCTATCAAGGCGCTAACGTGTTCTTCTTTGATGCGACAGTAGAGAACAAGACCAAGAGTGAGAAGGAGGGCCGTCCAATATTTGACGAAATTCCTTCTATCTCCATTCAATGGCCTGGTCAGGACGTGACAGTTCGTCGTGTAGAGCCTCGAGATGTTCAGGAGTATCCTGATAAATGGGCTGCGTACAGAGCTGGAAATGAGCCTGTAGAAAGCGGCACTCCTCTTCGTGAGTGGAGCGCTATTAGTGCTGGCGTAGTAAAAGAGCTAGCGCATTTAGGATTCAAAACAGTAGAGCAGCTATCAGAGGCTTCAGACGAGGTTCGTCGTCGTCTTGGAACTTCGGGCCGCTATATTAAGATGGCAAAGGACTGGCTAGAAGCAGCTAATTCTCCTCAAGTAGAAGTGATGAAGCTCCAGGAAAAGCTAGACCAGCAGACAAAGCGTTCTGAGGATTTAGCGCATAGAGTCGAGATTCTTCTACAGCGCATTGAGGCTAACGAAGGAACTGACTTGCGTAGCGAGAGAACCGCAGCGCCAGTATTTACTAATGAGATTGAAGATGACTTCGATAGCTCAGAAGAGGTTACTGGAGATCAGGTAATAACTCCTATGCGTAGAGGGAGGCCACGAAAGGTATGAGCTTAAAGTCCGTAGTTACTAATGTTGCCAACGAGTGTGGCTATACAGTCGAAGCTAATGTTGCTTCCTCGACAGAGGTAACAACTAAGCAACTACGGACTATTTGCAATCGTATAGTTAATGAGATGGCAGACCAGTATCCGTGGCCATTGTTATACGCCTCTGGCTCTATAACATTGGTGGCGGGACAGGCAACTTACGAGTTGCCGGCTGCCTTCTCTTATTATCACTACAACACCTTTTGGAACTCCTCTAATCGCTGGAAGCTACTTGGGCCGATGACGCCACAGACTTATGCTGAGGTGCGAGGCTTTGGCTTGAATCCTACCATCTACCAGAGATTCCAGATTAGAGGATTATCCAACAATCAATTACTCATCGATCCAACTCCACCTGCCAATCAAAATGGCAACATCGTCATTTTCGAGTATATCGCTGATAGGCCGGTAAGACCTGCCAACTGGACTACTGGCACAGTCTACGCTGCCAATAGCTATACATTTAACAACGGCAACTACTACACAACTACTGCAGGCGGAACTAGCGGAGCGACTGCCCCTACTCACACAAGCGGAAGTGCATCTGACGGTGGTGTCACTTGGACTTATTTTAACGGCGCATACAAAGAGTTTTTAGCCGATACAGACGTTTGTGTGTTTAACGAGAAGACGCTAGAGCTTGGAGTGTTAGAGCGATTTGCTGAGATACACGGCCTAGATACAATTCAAAAGAGATACGAGATTCAGTTAAACGAAGACTATTCCAGGCAGCAGAATGGTCAGATTATTAACGTAGGATTTGCAAGACGAAACGATATGTTCGCTCGTAATGGCACTGCAGTATTTGGAGTTTGGATATAATGGCGATGCAAGTACCACCACCAGCACAAGGCATGGGGCCAAAGGAATACTACATCGAACTGGTGAGTCAGGGATTCTCCAACGATGCTGCATACCAGGCAGTTAATGATAGGTACGGTCCGCCCAAAACTCCAAAGCAGAGAAATGAGGATGCTGAAAAAGGTAAACAGAAAGGCGAGCTTGCCGCCGCTGGAGGCATGATAGGCGGAGCTATTGCGACTCGCTATGTAATGGACAATGCTGGCAAGTGGTTTGATAAACTCACTGGAAAGCAGGTCACTGAAGAGGTAGCAAAGAGTGTTGCAACTCCTGTCGGTGGTGCCGCTACTGCTACGCCTGGCTCGCAAGCTCAATGGAATGCAGGCGCTGATGCAGCCTCTTCTACTCCTAAAGTCATCAGCACAGAAGGCGGAATGTCTACTGTTGAGACTCCTACTGGACCACAGCAAGTACCAACTGAATCTTTGAGCGACTCTAGTTTTTGGAAAACTATTGATTACGGAAAGCTAGCTCAAGGTGGACTAGCCCTTGCTCAAATGTACGGCGCTTATAAGCAGTTTAAGGGCGGAGATAAGGTCGGAGGTTCTATTGGTATGGCTTCTGGCGCTACTAACTTAGCTGCGTCTGGAATGGTAGGCCAAGCTGCTCAAACTGGGGCCGCTGAAGCTATGGGAGGTTATTTAATTCCTGGCGTAAACGTAGCTGCTGGAGCTTATGGAGCTTACAAAACAGCAGAGATGACAGGCGGCATGGCAGCAGGAAAGCAGCGAGATGTAAACGCTACTGCTAGTGGTGCTATGGCCGGAGCCTCTATCGGAACGGCAATTCTTCCTGGTGTTGGAACTGCTATTGGAGCTGGCGTTGGCGCTTTGGCTGGATACGCTGGATCTAAATTTGGATCGAGTAAGGGCAAAGCTCAATTTATGCGAGACAATATCCGCAAGTCTTTACAAGAGGGCGGATTGCTAGATGAGAAGTTTCAGGGAACTCTCGCCGATGGTAGCAAAGTAAATATGGGGCAAGATGGCTCATATCTTAAATGGAAGAACATCGATAAGGTGTCAGCCTCTCAGCCTACTGCATGGAATGCAGCAATTCCTGCTGCTGATGCGCTCGCTGCGTCATACGGCTTTGTAGGCCAGAAGGCTTCCGATATTGCTGCCATGTATGGTCGTGCTGCTGTAAGTAATGCTAAGGACGATCCAAAGGTTGCATTGTCTAATATGCAGCATTTCGCTAAGCAGCAAAACATCACAATAGACCTGGTGAAGTCAAAGCTAGAAGAGGCTAAGGCCGATAATCGCATTAGCCAGGGCCAGTACGACTATTACATGAGCGGAGCGCAGCAACTACTAGGCGGAGCTCCTGCAGGACAGCCTGCTACCGTACAGAGAGCGAAGAAGGGCGAAGTAGTTAGACAGTCGTCAGGTCTTTATCGAGATGATAAAGGTAAACTAATACCAGCTAAATCAATGCGAGAAGCATTAACTAGCGCTTATAACAAAACCAAGGAGAAGAAATAATGGCACGTCGAGGACCAATGACAAGAAGCCCAAGACCAGCGCCTCCAATGCAGAGGCTTTCGCCAGGAGTGTACCGTAGTCCACAAGGGGGACTCGTTAATAGCTCAGGTAGGGAGATTCCTCGCAGCAATCCTTCAATGGGGCAATCTCCAATGAGACAGCCTTCAATGAATCCTACTCCTATACAAGGATGGCAGCCTGGCTCTAACGATGCTGCTCGAATGGGCAAAGGGCCAGCGATAGATCCTAGAATGTATCAACCTGTTGCCTCAATGCCTCCATCTCCTAATTTTGGTCAGGATTTTAATTCTTACTATGGCAACCAGTTACAGATCCAAGCTCCTCAGATGCCAAACTTTGAGCAAGGCAATTCGCCGTTTACACAACCAGCAGACATGAACTTTTTTCGTCAGCCGCAGCCAGTAGGAATGCAGAATCCAAACATGATGAGAAACTCTGCATTAGCTGGCGCAGTAGCCGGTGGCAACTTTGGCCAGCAGATGACTCCTCAAGACGGTCAGCGAACCAATATGGGATTCGTGCCGTACAATGGGAATAAAGGTGGATATTAGTAACTATGAGTGTTCAGGGCGTAACAATGCCGCCTCCATCGATGGGACTGGACTTGGTGAGTCCTATCGACAATATGGAGCCAGCAGCAGCACTAGAGCTTAGCAACGTATTCCCAGGCGCAGGCGCTCCCTCCGTGCGTCTTGGATACGAGCAGGTTGTGTCGCTGTCAGAGACTACGCCTATTGGATTCATGAGGGAACTCCCTAGACCAAGCGGGAACTCTCAGCTCATAGTTGCTAATACCACTAAAATATATTCAATCTCGACTGGACATGTAGCCACAAACATTAGCAAGACAGGTGGATATACTTCGAGTAATTGGCATGCAGAGGTGTTTGCCAATAACATTTATCTTTGCAACGGCGTCGACAATGCTCAAGTTTATGCAGGAAATACTGGTACTCCAGCACAAGATTTAAATGCTAGTTTTTCTGGCGGTGGCTCTACTCTTGATAAGCTAATCAATGTTAATGCCTATCGAGAGAGACTTTACTTTGTAGAGAAAGATACTTTTAAGGTTTGGTTTCACGATACAGTGCGAGCTATTTTCGTTGGCGCAGGTTCTGCTCTTAAGTCGTATGACTTTCAATACGCCATGAAGCGTGGTGGCTACCTTCTATTTACTACTACCTACACAAACCAAACCGCCGACACCTCAGATGATTACTTCGTCGCAGTCTCTAGCGAAGGCGAGATAATTATGTTCTCTGGATACTCTCCAGACGATCCAGCGTGGAAGCCAGTAGGTCATTTTTTTATTGGGAAGCCGCTTGGCAGAAAGTCCTATCTTCGTATGGGGCAAGATGTTTGGATTATTACCTCGCAGGGAATAGTCCCTCTATCTGCTTTGTTTCAGACAGATCCAGAGCAGGTCATTAACGTAGTGAGCAAGCCGGTCAATCCTTTGATAAGTGAGTTTGCTTCGCTTAATAACTTTGGAAATAGCTGGCATGGCTTCTTCTGGTCTAATGGCAGGCGAGCTTACATAAGCATTCCAGACTCAGGGGGAACTGCTTTTCTTTTGGTGTATAGCATCGACACTAAGGCGTGGACTCAATTTAATTTGCTAGACGGCTCTCACTGCGTCATGTCGACTGTGTTTAATAGCTTCCCATATTACGGCTCTTATACTGGCAAAATATATAAGGGCGAGTACAACTATGCTGACAACGTAGTTGGTACAAACGGCGGAGAGTCTATTACGTTTAAGGGCAGGCTGGCGTTCTCCTTCTACGGCTCTAGAGGTAACTATAAAGCTTTTAAGGATGTCAGGCCGTTACTTAAATCTCGTCGAGGTATAACGCTTGGACTGGCGCTAGACACTGACTTTAAACAGACCGAAAACGCTGAGCTAATTACCACACCAATATCTAAGTTTACGGCTTGGGGCTCTCCCTGGGGAGTGGGGGCTGGCACCATCAATCCATTTACCTTAGCGCCAATGACACCTGTTTTTACTGCTTGGTCTTCGGATGTAGAGTACATCTATGATAGATATGCAATAGCGGGCCAAGGGCATTGTGCCGCTATACGATTCTCTGGAACGATTAAGAATACGCCACTTCAATTCTTAGGCTTTGAGGTTAGGTATATGATTGGAGGACAAGTCTAATGGCACGGAAAGGCGCAGCAGGAAGAAGCCCAAATAAAGGCGATAAAGGCGTTGCCCCGACAAGGCCGGAGAACAAGGCTATCTATGAAGGCATGAACTCCGACCAGCAGTCCAGATACCGCCGTATACGGGCTAATAAGGGCGTAGAGGCCGCAAATAAGTACATGGCTGGCATTACTGGCAAGTCGCCAACAGGTCGAGGGCAGCCTCCACAGCAGCAGAACTTAAGCCCAGAGCAGCAGTTTAGAAACATGAATCCTCAGCAGCAGGAAGCAGAGATGTATACTGACGCAGGCGCTTTCTACAACCAGGCTATGGGCAACGCCATGCAGTACGATCCAAGGAATCCAGCCGGTGGATACCAGCAGGCTTTTGGCGACCAGCTAAACGCTGCCAGACAGAATGTTATGGACCAGTTCGAGCGTACTATGGGGCCACAGTTTCAGCGTGAGCAGGCAGAGTTTCAGCAGCGTATGGCAGAGCAGGGAATAGATCCAAATAGTGGTGCTTACCAGGCTCAGTATAAGGCTATGGCAGATGCTCAGAATGCTCAGAGAATGAATGCTCAGTCGGAAGCATTTAAGCTAGGCGGTCAGTATCAGCAGCAAGGATTTGAGCAGGCTATCGTCGGGCAGAAACTTCCAGGCGAGATGTGGCAAGCATTCCAGGATCCGTGGAGACTTCAGTACGGAGCTCGCATGGAAGCGGTTCAGAAGGAACAGGATAGGCAGGCTGCTCTTAGACAAGCTGGTATCTCTGCTGGAGCTAGTGTACGAGGTGCTCAGATTAGTGCCGATGCTCAGAAGTACGCTGCTAACCTTAATGCAATAAATTCTGGCTATGATACTCAGCAGAGGCCTGACTGGAGAAACGAAGCTATTAGAGGTGGTGTAGCTGGAGCAACTTCGGCAATCATAAAATAATATGGCAGACTCACTTTTAAACACAGCGCTAATGAATTTGAATGTCGGAGCGTCTGAGAATCCTTACGGGATTGGCGCTTCGACTCTAGCTGGAGTCGCTCCGGCTCTTATTAATCCTTATGGCAAGGTGGGGACTAACCTTGGTATTGGGCTAGGTTCTGTGTTGCTTTCTGCCTTGCTAGGCTATCAGGCTAAACAGCAGGCCGCAGAAGAGTCTATTACCACAAGCAAGCTAGCAAATGAGCTTATGAGTTTAGAAACTCCAGAGCAGCGTGTTGCTAAGATAGAATCCGTCCAGGGAGATCTAGCTCCTCGACTAACAAGCAGACTTCTAAACTTCAACACTGCGCTACAAGCACAGGAAAAGGCTAACGCTCTTGATGTGGCTAAGGCTAGGGCGCTCGAAGAGGCCAAGCTACAAGTCGAGACGAGCCCCCTTGGAGACGAGTTGTTTAATAGACAGATTAGACGCTATGAAGCACAGCAGAATGCAATCTTTAATCGCCAAAAGGGGATGGAGGATATTGCGCAAACTAATAGACTTGAAAGAGATGCTGCTCGTGCTCAATCAGAGAAAGATGCTACCGAAGGGAAGATGCGACTAAAAGCTCTTCTTGATTCTGGTAAATTGACTGCTAAAACTCAAGAAGAGGTTTCAACAGCTATTGATTTTGGTAACGCAGCGGAATCGATTATCGATGAGTTTGATTTAGAGAACATGTCACCGCTTGAGTACAAAGCAAAGATGGCTAATACCGGCTTTGCTACTGGACTTAGAAGAGCGTTAATTCAGCGTGTGCAACCATACCGAATAGCAGTAACTGGTATGGCTGCAGGCAAGGCTGAGGATAGAGATATTCAGATTGTATTCGGACAAGCTCCGTTCTCTGGACCTGAAGAGTTTATTAGAGCTCTACGCAGTCTCAAGGAAGCCGCTGCAGCTAAGGCAGATGCGAGTCTTGCATCCTCTACTATGCGCCCTCAAGATATTTACCAAGGGCTTCAGCAGATGCGAACTCCAGGAGGTAGGTTTAGCTTTGCTCCAATGCAGCAGCGCTTTGTGGAGTTGCAAGATGCACTGGGCAATACTCCTGCTTCTACTCCTACTCCTACAGCTACTGCTGATATAGGAGCAGAAATAGCTGACGCAGAAGCGAAGATTGATGCTATGGGGCTACCTCCAGAGAAAGCAGCAGAAGCTAAGGCTAAGATTAGGGCAAGAGCGCAAGGACTATAATGGGATTATTTGACGACATCCTCGCTGAGTATGGTGCGCCACAGACGTCAATCTCGCCTGTAGGTCAGTCGCTCGCTCGTGGGCTGATGCCGCAGATTGGCGCAGCTCCTCCAATGACTCGTGCCGTCCCTGAAGCCTTCCAGGTGATGACTCCTGTCGAAGGCCCGATGATGACTCCTGCTAGCTTTACTGAGCTTCCTGCTGAGCAGCAGAGCGCTCTTACGCTCGAGTCGATGATGCGTCAAAGAGCGCAAAGAGATTTAATTAGATCTGCTGAAGAGAAAGTTAGGCAGAGAGATGCTATCGCAGCAGCAGCTTTAAATCTTGGCGATACTGCCTTCTTTGGACTTGGTACTGAGACTGCCGCAGGCTTAGAGTCGCTTCTCCCTAGCATGAATATTGGGCAAGGTACGCTAGGCGGAAAGTCGTATAGCGAGCTTATTAGAGACTATGGCTCTGCCAAAGAGCAGCTAATGGAAACTAATCCTGCTGCGTCGATAGCAGGAACAGCAGGCGGAGCTATTTTGCCGCTGCTTTTTACTAATCCAGCCGCTGCAGCAGTTCAGGCAGGGAGAACGATTCCCACTCTTGGAGAAATGCTGACTTTCGGAACTACCGCTGGAGAGCTAACACGAAAGGCAAGAGCCGCTGGCTCTCTTGTTGAAGAAGTTCCTCGCTTAAATCAGCTAGGTCAGTTGATGAAGGTAGGAGCTCTGCAAGGAGGCGTTCAAGGCGCTGGCTCTGTTGAGCCTACAGCAGAAGATAGTGCCGCTATGGGCTTACTAAAAAGAGCCATAGGTGGAGGAGTTGGTGCAGTAACTGGCGCAGCACTCCCTGGAGTAATGTCTGGCCTTGGTGCTATTCCAGCTGCTGCAAAAGGAGCTGCTAAGATACCTCAGAAGGTTGTGGAGTTCTTTAATCCCCTCTCTAAGCAAGAGGCAGATGCTGCTACCGGCTCAATCATAAAGAGCTTAGGTGTTACTAGTCAGCAGTTGGATAATGCCTACACAGCAGCACAGCAATCTGACAATCCTTTATTAACCTCTCTCACTCCTGCCGAACTGCTTCAGAATCCTCAGTTGGCTACGTTAGAAGCCGTAGCAGAGAAGAGCTCTGGTGTTGGCAAACAGAGCTTCTGGGACAACACTAGAAGACAGATATCCTTAGCAGTTCAAGAGTTAAAAGACGTTACCAAGAATATCTCGCTAGATAATCCAGAAGAAGTAATTGCTGCTCAAGACAAGACTCAGCGTTATATTGGAATGAGAATGCGAGAGCTTCACACGGCTGGCAATAAAATGTACGAAGACTTGCCGCAGGGAGTTGAGTACGCTCGTGACGATCTAAAGAGGTCTTTCTCTGACCTATACAAGCAGCTATTTGCCCCTGGTAAGGGAAATGTTTCTAAAGATATTCAATACGCTTTCGACTTCCTTACAAAGCGTATGTATCAGGAAGGTGGCGATTTAAGTCGTCGCATGTTTGGCAAGGCAGATGTTTCTAATCCTAGAATTACGGGACAAGAGTTAATTGCTTTGCGTAGCGGTCTGCTACAGACTGGTCGAGATTTAGCTGAAAAGAATCCTGAGCAGGCAAGACTTGCTAATGAGCTTGGTCAGGTTGTGCATGAGTTTATTCAAAAGGATCCAAACTTTGGTCCTAAGTACGCCGCTGCTAATGACTTCTGGTCCAATCTTGTAGACACCTTCCACTCTGGTCAGTTGCAAAACATTAGCAACAAAAAGATAGTTTCCCCTGAGAATGTCAGCTCGCTAATAACAAGCAATGTTGGCTCTTGGAGACAATGGCAAAAGCAGACTGGCTACAATCTAAAACTATTCCAAGAGCAGCTAGCTACTAAGTTTGACGAGTTTGCTAAGACTGGTGCCGATGCTGAGAATCCTCTAGTCGCTGTCAATGCAAAGTTAAAGTGGATTGATGATGTTGGTAGCAAGTTAGTTTACGGTTCTCCTCTCGACAAGAAGCTAGCGGATACATTTAACAACGCTAAGACTACTCTAGGCTATGTAAAGGAGTTCTTGAAGTCCAAGAAGGACGCAGCAGAATTAGTTGCTCCTGGATTTACAGCTAAGGACATACAGAACCTATCAGCAGATGAGTTAGCTCAGATAGCATTAACTGCTAACGCTAAATCTGGTAGCGTTCCCGCTCAAGCATTCAAAGCTGCTATGCGTCAATTTGTGAGAGACAAGTCTCGCCAGGCGCTCAGTCGTACACTAAGCGGTGGGGCTCTAGGCTTAGCCATTGGAGCTGGAAGTGGCGCTTACGCAGAAGGTGGATTTGGCTTGAAGTCTGTCATAGCTGGAGGCATTGGAGCAGCAACTCTAGCCGGTGTTGGATACGGAAGAGGTATTGCTGCCGCAAGAACTGCACAAGTTTTAAGCGAGACTTTGACTGCTGCGTTAAGAGATCCGCAGCGAATGAAAGAGGTCTTAAACGCTGCGACGATGGCAGAGACAAAGGCCGCTACTAAAGCAGGACAAGGCGCTGTGCCGGCATTAGCTTCTGGTCCTGTTGGCAAGGTAATCTCTAACCTAACAGGACGTGGTGCTGGAGTAACTGCAGGAGCTGCCGCAAATGAAATAACTGACATGGCTAAGTCGCCCGCTCCAAAAAAGGAAGAGACAAAGCCAGCCGGAAAGTTTGATGATATTCTTGCTGAGTACGGAACAACACCTGCTCCAACTCCACAGCCAGAAAAGAAGGCTTCTTTATTAGAGAAAGCTGGTGATGTTCTTGTGCCACCAGTTCAGGCAGAGGAAACTAAAAAGAGCCCTAGCAAGGGCACGAGAGTTACCATCCCTGTCGGTGATAAGTACGTTGAGCCTTCTTTGCTTCGGGCTATTATCAAAGTAGAGTCTAATTACAAAGCCAACGCTCGCAGTAAAGCGGGAGCTCTAGGGCCAATGCAACTTATGCCTAGAACAGCTAAGGCGCTTGGTGTAGATCCAAATGACGTACATCAAAATATTGAAGGCGGTAGTCGCTACATGCAACAACTCATCAATCGATTTAATGATACAAACTTAGGTCTGATGGCATACAACTGGGGCGAAGGGAACGTAGCTAAAGCTCTTAGGTGGCTGCAAGGTAGGTCGAAACCTGCTACGTTTAATAACATTATCAGATACTCTAATTCCATGCCGTTTAAGGTGCCAAGGGAATCTAGGGAGTATGTATATAAAATTAACACTGCGTGGGACTATTATAAGAGCAGAGGATAATTATGCCGTGGATTGGAACCTTATTTAGAAAGTGGAATTACTCGAGTAACGGATGGACTGGCGATGCCGCAAGTAACATCGGTATTGAGGCCGGTCGTCATGACTCTCAGGATGATGACTTTGCTAACGGTATCAACGCCTGTCTTAAAAAGGATGCGTCTAACGCTGCATTTTCTACTGACCTAGACTTCGGTGGTTATAAGGCTTTAAACATTGGTGCAGCCACTGCGAGAACTTCTGCCCCTCAAGTAGCGCAAGTACAGGATGGAGATTTTATCTGGCTTGGCACTACAGGTGGAACTGCTACAGCGATGACAGCAACTACCACGCCTTCTTTTACAGCCTACAAAAACGGCCAGAAGTTTCGGATGAAGCCAGGCTTTTCATCTACTGGAACTACAAATACCACTCATACTTTAGCAATTAACGGATTGTCAGCTATAGGCATTTTAGACGGCGGTCAGAGCCCAACGCTAGGCTCTTGGGAGACAGGCACTGGAAGAGCATTGGAGTTAATTTATCTTGACGGTTTTTTCTTAATTACAAGTGCAGTTAAAAATTTAACAACGTGGACTCCTACGCTAACACCACAAAACGGCACAGCTTCAGGAACGGCTTTTTCAATAGCAAAATTTCAACGTGTGAATGGCAACTCTTGTAATATTACATTGCGAGCAACTTGGACTCAGAATACTGCTGCTGCTAATTATATTGATATAACTTTACCAATTCGTCCCAGCATTACACTTCAAGGTTTTGATTGCGCTATAACTACTGGCGCTAATATTGTTAGCGGCTTTGCAATCGTAGCGAGCACTGTAGGTTCTGGAACTGTACGATGTTACGACTATGCCCAGGGGGCAATAGCAACGGGAGTGAAAGAACTTATTCTATCTGGTACATACGAAATAGGATAATTATGAATTATTTAGATGTTCTATACGCTCCTGTAGAGTTAGCAACGGCGACAGATGATCAGATAGCTGCGTGTGTTCGTGAGTGGAGGAATCGTCAACTAGCGGCATCTGATTGGACGCAGTTGCCAGATTCCCCAGCGGATAAAACAAGCTGGGCAACCTATCGTCAGCAGTTGCGTGACATGATGCAGCAACATTCAGATCCTAAGCTGATTGTATTCCCATCGGCTCCTAGTGTTTCAGCTACTGTGACGCCATGAAGAAAGTAAGGCTTACCAGAATTACTGAATACGCCGATGCTACCTTTGGCGCTTTGACGGTGAATGGTAAGCCTATCTGCGTTACGTTGGAGGACGCCTGGAAAGAAAACAAAACGAGCATCTCTTGCATTCCCAAGGGAAAGTACAAACTGACCTGGCACAGCTCTCCTCGCTTTGGACAATGTTATTTAGTGAATGATGTACCTAACCGAAGTCATATCTTGATTCACGCAGGTAACTCAGCCGCTGATACACATGGTTGTATATTGCTTGGTCTTATGTTTGGCGATTCTAGGATTGTATCGAGTCGTGCTGCTATAGACTTGTTTCATTCTGCTATGAAGCAGGAATCTGGAGAGCTGGAGGTGCTATGACCAACGACTTATTAGAGATGAAGTATTGGCTGGATATTTTGGTCAAGGCTTTGATAACGGTAGTGGTTGGTATTGTAGGCTATGACTACCGTAGCATGAAAAACACTCTCTCCGACCTGGAGAAGACCAAGTACAACCTACAGATGCAGGTACAGGCGGTTGAGATTCAGATGAGGAATTTCCAATCTAGTTTGGACAAGATTGATAAGAAGCTCGACAGAGCCCTAGAAAAATGAAACGGCTAGTCTTTATATTGGCATTTATAGCCTCTACGGCGAACGCTGACGGCCTAAGTTACCTTGGGATGTGTCATCCAACCTGGGACTGCAAGAAAGCGCTTGCGGCCTGGCAGGGCGAGCCTATTGGCTGGCTGGAGAATACCTTTGGAGATGCGTGTTCCTGTGCGGATAGATTCCTGCAGCGAGAAGAGCCTAAGACCATACGAGTCCACCTGATAAACTCTCCTTGCATGAGGAACAAGAGGTGTGGCCGGTATGAGGTGCTCTATAAGGAGACGGCTGCGTCAGCCTCGAGGAAAGTTATTAGGGGAGATACTAGGTTTTTTAGGAAGTTTAACAGAGTGCTGGAGCGGTTTAAGGCACGATTAAGTAAGTCTAAGGGCGGTGTAACTTGTTACATCAGCTCATGCCTGGAGTGTGACCTAAATGCTAAAGCTAGAAGAATACTTGCCGATACTGTATCTGCTGCTGTGCCTATGTGTAACCTGGTGGACAATCCATACGAGCAACGCTGCCTGTCTGGATACACCTGCGAGCAGCACGGAGTTAATCCTCGCCTATCTGCCCCTTGTATAATCGATTTAGACGGCATCGACGGCAAGACGGTAGACAGAAAAAGCTGGCTTGCAAAATATAGACATTGCGATTTATCATTTTACTGGGAACGATGGATGAATTGCTTGCCCCTGAAAGATGGAGAGCCTTTTATTGATCCTCGTAAACGAGGCTGTCGCTTCCCAACCTAAAGGAGACTTTATGCCAATAGTAATTGCTTCTATCGTTCGTCACCTTCTAACTCTCGCTGCAGGAAGTCTCCTCGCTATTGGAATATCTGAAAGCGATGCAGATCATTTAGTTCGTGCTGCTGAGCCAGTGGTTGGCGGAGCTATCCTTTACGGCGCTTCGCAAGCCTGGTCTATCGTTGAAAAGCGCACAAAGCGGTAATTCTGTATCGCTGGGATTTTAAGCACTCTTGGCCTTTAAACGTCTTTTGCATTTCGACGACTCGCTTTCGTATCTTTTCAGCGGCGTCTGGATAATCAAATAACTGGTGGCAGATGTAGCTTAGGTTGTATTGCTCTTGGTCTTCGCAAAAGAAGAACCAGGTTAAATCCCAGACATCTTTTCTGGATAGGTTTTGTGTAGGAAGGCAGTAGTCGAGCATCGCTCTCTCTACAACGGCGAGCCACAGAGCTCTCTCTGGTGTGTAGTTTATGTGCTCCTCAGACTCAAAGATGTCAAATGTCATGGTGATTCTTTCTTCACTAACTTTAGCCAATCTTCGAGGTAGAGAGTTACTAACCAAGGGCGGTTATTCTTACGGTGAATAACTACAGGCGTGTTGTCGTGGCAATCTCTTGTAGCTTGGTCGATAGCTTTATCGACGTTTAGGTTTTGAACTCGCTTGCATTCGATATGCCAGTTAGCGAGCTCTGTGCAAGTAACATCAGAGTCACCAGCCTTGCCGCAGAACTGCTGAGTTCTCCTGGCGGTAAAGCCATGCTCTTTTAGTTTGTTTGCCAGCTCTCGCTCGCCTGATGCGCCCTTGGCCCTACTATTTACCACTGGACTTCTTCTTTTTCTTCTTCACGCCTTTAATGGTGCCTTTGTTCTCGCTTGCGTAGAACACGTCCTCACCTTTCTCCTTCCCGTAATACTTCTCCATCGCTTGACGAATCCGTAGTCCCTTCTTTGTTAGTGGCACGATTATCTCCTTGCAGAATTTTATTTAGTAACAACTCTCTAGCCGTCTGGCCTCTCACGACATTGATTGTAACATTATCTGCGTTCTTAGCGTAGGCATCTTTAAAGCCCTGTGCGTAAGCCTTGATAGCTGTTTCTAGGTGCTCTTCATGCCCAAACATGGACAAAGGAAACATCTGCGCTATTAGCTTTTCTAGGTCTACAGTATCCATTCCTTACCTTAAAAAAGTGGGCCGTAAGCAGAGAGGGATGTCTCTTTGGAGGAGGT